TATCTCGTTCAGACCATTGTTCTTCAGCATCATCTTGCATATCTTTCAGTATCTCAGCCGCCTGGTCTTTAATTGGCCATGAGTTAAGTCCGTCCTCAAAATCATGAGAACTTAAACGAGCTTTATTAAATCCTTCATCTCTCATGTCACCTGTAACTGACTTAGGATCAACTTGTACTGTTCCACTTTCATGATCAACATGAGCTGTATAACGTAAGTCAGCCCAAGATTCTTCACCATCGTCGCCAACTACTTCCCACTCAATTGATCCCTCAAACTTATCTGGATCAAATCCTTCAAGAGTTTTTATTGATTCATTAGATTCACCAAATATCCATTGTATTACCTTATATCCACCAAAAATTACAGCCATAACAGCCGCGGCTGGTACCGCATATTGTTTGGCAATGTCGGCAATATTATCAAGTGTTGGTAAATTATCAAGGGCACCTGACGCCATATCTTTTAAGTCGTTAGCATTTGTAACTATTGTATTGCCTGCTTGAGCAACATTTTTTTGAATCATGTCTAAAGTATCATCTGCCTTATTTGCAAGGTCTCCGCCTTTTGCTACTAGATCGCCTGCCCCTTTTGCAACGTCAACTGTTCCCTTTGCAATATCCATTGTTGCTCCTGGGTTCATCGCCGCTGTACCTGCCACTGTAGCTTTGACTGGATTTTTAGCAGAAACTTTAGCTATTAGTTTTATTCCTTGCCATGCTTTCTTTGCCAAAGACAAGTTTCTTAGAGTAGTAATTCCCCACATTACTGCTGGTACCCACTCATTTACTTGAATATTGTTTATATTTTCTGGACCAATCTCCTCAACTTTTTTAGAATCATTAATAAGTTTATAAATGTATGGGAATACACTTTTTAATTCTTCATTAAATGATCTAATAGTTAATTCATCAATCCAACTGTTACTAACGTCTTCTGGAACATCTTCTAGTATTTCTTGTTTATAGTTTGCAATTGCGTCTTTATAATAATTTTCACGTTGCAATTTTAAACATTCTTTTTTGACTGTTTCTAAGCGTTCGTTAACAACATCAAGGTAACCTTTAAGTCCTTCTGCCATTACTGCTGAACGATTCATATAAATTTTAAACTGACGTAATTTTGCTAATTCTTCACTTAACCCAACAATATGTTTACCAAAATCGTCATAGAGATTACCACCTTCGGAGACGTGACGTGCTAATGCTCTTGCACCATTTAAGTGTCTATATGGGTATCGATATCTTTCACCGTTGTCGCTTTCAATATAAATGCTATGAACGTGTTGTGTTCTTGACCCAGGTATTTCTAAATTAACTGGTTGATTGTGTTTCAGTACTAAACGAGCTTTATCGACATCTTCATAGCTTGTTCGACTCGTCCCGTACATTGTAGATTCACTCATTGTGTTGTCTCCGGAGCTAGTTTTAGTTAAGTGGGCATAGTCTCGTTTATCGAGATTTGATTTTGTAATATCACGTGTATCAAAATTTAGCATATTTTTCTTAGCAAACACTCTTATTTCTCTTAAAAAATTGTACCAGTTATCTTTAACATCATCTGCTTCGTTAGTTATAAAATCGTTATTATACGTTATTACTACGCCAGCTTCTTCATTAAGTGTTATACTTACTTTTCCTAATATTTCTTCACCATCTTTGAAATCAAAATCAAAATATCTAGCTAATTTGGGGTCATCTGTTACTACGCCAGTAGCATCACCCAATGTAATTGAGGGGAATCGACCCCTAATTTTAGCAAACAAATTCTCTGATATTTTATCCATTGTGCTCATGTTATTATTTATCTGTATTGAGTACTAACCATGATTGGCATAGGCGGTACAAAATCTTCATCAGGATCCTCATCAGCTTGATTAAATGTATCGTATACTCTTGGATCCCACATTTTCATCACGCTAATCATACGCATACTTAATAAAGCGGACATAACTAAATCGTCAGTTTCACCAGGTTTTGCCTTATAACTAGAACCAGCCGCAACAAAGCCTTTAAGCTCAGTAATTAGTAATTTGCTGTTTACCTTCATACGATCGTTTTCTATCATAGTTTTTAGTTTAGCACAAGCACTTACTTTACTAATATGAGTAGTATTAAATCCTTTGCGGAATTTACGTATATGTCCTTTTTTAATAGGTTCATTAACAAACATTCCTGGTATATTCTCTTCACCAAAGTCATTAATAACAATAAGTGCGGCTTCACCAATAGCGTTGTTTTCTACACTCCAGTAAATATTTTGCCCATCAGTATTACACGTTTCTTTAATATAATTACAAATATCTTTCATAATTCTAATTTGTGTAGGTATAGGTGTTGTATTATGTCGCCATTCTGCAATTTGATTATATGTAGGTAATTCAATTACTTGAATAGCCGCGAAATCGCCACCAGTACCCATAGCAGGATCTAAAGAAACTACATACGTTTTATCTCCAGTTGGTTTACCGTACCAACGGGTTTGACCCATATTAAGTACAGGATTCATTCCTTCTAATGTAGATAATTTAATTGCATTAATTAATGTTTCATCATAAACTAAAAATTCGCAACCGTACTCACGTCTAAATCTTTCTTCACCAATACGACCAACTTCGTCTTTAGCCCATTGTTCATCTCTATCAGGATGTTCGTCCCAATTAGCTGTAAAGCCATGAAAGCCATTAATACCTACTGCTTGTTCAAGTCCATTTTCATCAAATTTGTTTTGTGATTCTTTCCATATAATTGCAAATGTATCTTCATCTGAATTAGGTGTTGAAGTAATAATTGCACGACCACCTGTTGCTAATGTAGGTGACATTGAAGTCCAAAACTCGTCTGCAATACTAGGATTAACAAATGCAAACTCATCACAGTATAATAAAGATATAGACATACCACGTCCTGTATTTCCTGTCGTCGTAGCACTTACTAATCTACTACCGTTTTCAAATTCCATTGAACCTTTATTATAGTTTGTTACACCTGCACGTATATGATCAGGACATAATTCATATCCATATCGAACACGTTGCATAATTTCTTGAGCGCCAGCAAATTTATGTGCGGCAATTAATATTGTTTGATCAGGATGAAACATAGCAAACCATAAAAGGTATGCAGAAGCACAAGTTGTTTTACCACTTTGACGTGGTAGCATATTAACATTAAACCTATGCTCATGATATGCCTGCATGAGTTTTATTTGATAGTCGTATGGTTTAAATAATAATTTACCTTCAACAGGATGTTGAATGTTATAGAAGTATTCTGAAAAATAAAGAAACCCAGTTTCTTCATCCATACAGTTTTTAATATCTTTTATTTGTTGTTCATTAAACGACTCACGTGTGTGAGCCTTCTTAGTAAGAACACCGTCTAGACTTTTTATACTCATGATAACGTATTTATTGGCAAAAATAGGGCCTAAAGGCCCTATTTGATTTTACAATATGGGAGGAAATATTGTTTATATTATTATGTTAATGTTATGCCGGTTACGTCTGCTACAGTAGTACCTGAAATATCAACGTTATTAGGTCCTACAACTGTTTCATAAGCACGTAGTCTTGCTTGAATATCTGCCGCTGTAAGTGCCGCATCTGTAACTATGTAAATAATTCCAGTGTTAGCATCAACTAATTGATACATTAAAGGATTAACTTCTTTAATAACTACTTCGCCAGCTTCATCAACAGCATCATCTTCTGCTCTTAAATCAATTGCTGTACCGCCAACATTTTTTACAGTTACTAAAAAACCTTTAACGTTGTGTTGATATAAAGTACCAACTGTTACGCCTAGTCCGTTAACTCGTGTTACGCCTGCCATTACTTATCTCCGCTTAATTTTTCTTTTAACTCAGCCGACAGTTTACCTTTAATGTCATTTTCTAAACGAGTTAATTCTGCTCGAATTGACATTGGGTTATCACCGCCTGCTACTTTTGGATAAGATTGCTTAGGACCGTTTAGTCCGCCTGCTAAATCTTTAGTCATAAGTTTTGTGTCGCCATACTTTTCGTCTGGTTGATTAGCATAGTCTGTTTCTTTAGGACCATACCCACTTTCGATATCGTCGGCCATTCGATCGTAAATTGCTTCATGGTCATCATCTGGATGTAAACCATGCTCAGCTGAAACGTTATTGTACATATCTTGTAATGCTTGTTCAATCTCAGGACCATGGTTTCCTCTCATGCCTTGATCTATTAATTCATGACTATCATTGCTAGTAGCAATTTTAGTTAAGAAACTATCACTGTTCGATCCGTGGTCTTCTGTTTCTTCGCTATTACCTGCGTCGATAATATCACGGAATTTTTCTAGTTCCGATCTTGGATCGTCTTGTGTTGATGCATTAAGACTTTCATCATCAGTTGCTTTATCGCCAACATAGGCACCAGCTAATCCTGATCCGATAGTTGCACCTGTTCCAAGCCCACCTAATTTAGCCGCTCCAGCTCCTAAACCTGCACCAATCAATGCTCCGATTGGTCCTGCGTTTAAGTCTTGATCACCTGCAACATCATCTTGTCCAGGAATATTTGGATCGTCTGTTTGATGTGCTCTAAATTTTTCTACATCACCGGGTACTGGGTTTACTGGCATATCACCACCAACTGGTTTCCCGCAATCTGTTGGACTTGAAATTTCTGGACCAACTGGTCCTGCGTCGTTCAAGCCGGCAAGTTTCATCATCTGCATAAGTTTGCCTACGTCATCAGCAGTATCTCCACTCATTGAAATATTCATAGAAGCAATTTCGTTTAATTCCTTCGTTTGAGTTTCATTAAGCGAATCTATTTTTTTATAAACATCGTCTAGTTTCATTATTTGCTCCCTACAGGACTTGTTTTCCCTGGCTCGCCCATATCATGTTTTTGTTCTGTATCACTTATACCATCAGGAACTTGTTTATTTTCACGTTCTGCACGAACGCCTTCAAGTTCTTTTAATAAGTCCATAGTCCTGTTACCTGCTACTTTCTTTTGTGCATCTGCTTCCGCATCTGTTAAATCTGTACCTAGGCTAGGAGTATAAACTTTATCATAGTTTGTTTTATCTTGATACTCTTCTTGAGGTGCACCTTCACCTCTAACAATAACATAAGACTCATGAATTCCACAGTTCATTGCTATGTACTGTTGGAGTACTTGTGGTGTTGTTGGGTAAGCTAGTTCAACGTCATAGTAGTGAACATGGGTGTTTTGTAATTGTGGAAAATCTAATGGACGTTCTTGGATAGGTGTTTTCTTACCTGGGCTCATATTTTCTACTTTAAATTTTTGTAGTGCTTCTTCTAGCTGATCCGGATAATTAGCAGGTAAATCACCCGCAATTCCTACCTTAAAAGAATACGTCTTTTTTGCTTCATTTAGATGTTCAACAAATGTTTTACTCATGACTTTGTTTCCCGTTATAATGTTATTTATCTATCTTCTTTAGTTTTTCTAGTAGACTATTGCGATCTGTAACAACGTATCCCTCACCATTTACTAGATTGCCCTCATCTATAGTGCTTTCACGATCCATTTTTTCTTTTCTGAGCTGTAATTCAACCATTTTTAGCTTCTTATCTAGCTTAACATTTTTAGCATCAAGGCTAGTTTTAAGCATCTGGCCAGCTACTTCAAATACACGACCTGAGTAGCGTGATTCGACGTTCATCCCTAGATCCATTAAATCTTCATAAGCTGACATGGCTTTATCAGCAACTTCATTAAGTTCTGTATCTGCTAATTGACCTAGTCCTTTTACTTGAGGTAAAGCGGATGTAATTTTATCAAATTCAGCTATTTCACGGAACGTTTCTTTTTGTTCCTGTTTTGCTTCAGCTTTTGCTTTCTTTTTCGCTTCGTCTATAATCTCTTTAGACTCAGGTAAGTTTAATAATTCTTCTAATTTCTGTGTCATGTTGATATTTATCGTTATTTACGCTTCGCTTTTGGCTTATGGAATATGTCATTTTCGTTAATTACACGAAAAAAAATTTTACGTTGATTACACCAAGCTCTTGCGGCTTCCCATTTGGCCATATTTCTTACATATTGGGCTTGTTTATATTTGTCTCGCCCAGCACCTTCTTTAGTCATTTGATTTTGGGGTTTAACTTCTACTACCTCAACATGACCTTTGCCTTTAGCATCAGTATATTGAATCATAAAATCAGGAACATAAATTGTAAGTTTTCCTGTTAAGGGATCTTTGTAAGGAATTCTAATTGACTCACTGGCCCACTTTGCTACTGAAGGACTTTCATCACAAAAACGCATGAAAGCAAATTCCCAACTTGATCTATATAAAGGAGTTTTTCTACCTAGGTACTTGTTATCATTTTTTAACGTATAACGTCCTTGGGCGAACTTAGGCATATCATACCAATACGTTTCTTGTCTCTAGTTTATTAACAGATGTATCTACTTTATACCCTAGAGTACTAATTTTTGATCGATTATAATTTAATACTTCAGTCACAATTCCACTTAATTCAAGATTATCATAACCTTTAAGTGTATCTATTAATTCAAATACATTAATATCGTCTATTCTAGCTTGTTGCATAAGAATAGTACCGATTGTTTGTGAACTAACTTTATCAAATCCTTTATTTTCAAAAAAGCCAATAACTGCATCAACTTGGTTCGTTGGAAAACTAATAGAAGCAGTAAAATATTGATCTAAAAAGTTTTTTACTTCTTGTGCAGAATCATTCTTATCAATTCTTGGTAAGTTAGTTGGTTGTGGATTTGGTGTTACTATTGGCATATCTTTTTCCTTATGTAAACGTTAGGTTTGGATGTTGTCTGCTTAACGTTTCAAGTTGGTTAAGCGTTTCGTTATTTGCGGTATTTTTAACTGCTTCTGGTTGAGCGTTAAAAACATTAGTAAGATCTTGTATTAATGGCGGTACCCCGTCGTTCAATAGTTTCTTCATACCTTGTGCCTGGTTTGCAATTAAAGTGAACGCATTTAGATTGACTGGATTTTTAACCAAGTTAATCCCTATTTCAGCAATTGATGAAGTTTGACCCGAACCTAATAATTTACTAGCAATTGCTATTCCGGGTATTGCTTTTGTAAGAGTACTTGCAACACCAAAACTTCCTGAACTTTTCGGGAAAAGAGTATTTGCAACACCACCAACAATATTAACATTTCCAACACCACCAATTGCTCCTTTTAAAATATTAAATCCTTCTTCACGTAAGCCACCACGTGATAAACTTTTTGCATTTTTAAAAACGTTTGCACCTTTAAGTACAGTACCAAGAAAAGAAGTTGGACTTTTAAATGCATTTCCACTTGTAATGTCTCCAAGTACACCTAATCCACCTTCTGCTACACCGCCTTGACCAAAGAAACTAGATGTACCTCCACCTTCTATTGTTAGTGGACTTGGAGTTGTATCATAGTGTCCCGATTCTGATCCGAATCCCTTAGGTGCTATATTATCTGTAACTGCTCCGCGACCGTACCATACAGTTTCGTATAAAACTTGCATTGTACTTTGTACAGGATCACTTGCAGAGTTTTCCATTGTATCATGTTGCCAACTTTGAATCAATGGATTAACTAATGTAAAACAAGTATATCTTCGTCTAGACATTTGCCAAATTTGAATACTTTCAAAAAAGTTATAGTAACTGTCATTGTCCATACCATAACGAAAACCGTTTAATGTTTCACCTAGATATGTATTCCCTCTATTATAAGCGGCGGCACGACCTTCTGGATGCCCACCAGCAGTTCTTCCATAATTTCCGTCTTTGAAATAATACTTATAATATGCTTCCCACATCCCAGTTGTTTGACCAAAGTTGTCATCATGGAAAGTTATATTAATAGGATCATAATCTAATCTTGTTTGTAAATTACGTTTTTGATTGTATTGGTGTTTTAAGTTAGTTGTTATATTATACTTGGGCAAGTCTACAGATTTAACAAGCATATTAATTTCTCTTGTTTGTATTTCTGGAATTACTTTAACTGCTACAGGACTTAAATTAAAAGTTACATGGTATAGAAACTTCTGTTTAGGAGCAAGACGATGATCGTCATTAGTATATAATGCTCGTGCGTGGGCCCAGTCAGCAAGGTTACCCTTAGGGTTTGTAGCCCCTCCTAATAAGTTATCTAAAAATCCTTTAAATTTGAATGCCATACTATTATTTATCTAGGAAAATAAGTGGGTATTTAAAAAGAAAAAAGGGGCCTAAAAAGACCCCCCTTTACTCGGAAATATTATATTGTGGTATTATATTATGAAGATCCACCACCAGTAATAGCAGTATTAACTGCTCTACCAACTGCTGTACCAATACCTGTACCTTGTGGTGTTTGTATTGCGTTATCATATCTAATTGATAATGCAACTGTTACTGGATCGTTTGTTGCGTATGCTAATGTATTGTAGTTAGCACTTTCACAATAACAACCATAAAGTTCGAATGTTTCAAGTACACCTGCCGCATTTGCACCATTACCACCGTCTAAAATTTCAATTCTAGTTACGAATTTGTAATCGCTTCCTGAAGCCGCACTTGATTGTTCAAAGAAATCAAATTGTTTCTGTAGTTGTTCACCAACTAATTTTTGTACGTTATTTGAAACATCTTCACGTAAATTAAGTGTAATTGGCTCCCAAGTATGTTTTCCTGCTAGGAATACTTTAGAGTTATACACGTCTACGGTGATCTGTTCAAAAGACACGTTAGGTCTTGTTATATCAACTACCTGTTTAGTCAACTCTGTTGTTGGCGTTGATACTCCGAAATTTTCCAATGTCACCCTAAAGCGATATTGGAGTTTCGGCATTAACAGCCCTTGATTCGACGCTGATGCACTTGAATCTAAAGGTACTGTAAGTTTTGATAATGTCGAAATGCTCATTATAATATCTCCTCGTTAATAGTATTTATCATTTTACAGTCCCGCTATTTCACCAGTATTTTTAAGCCTTAGTGGAATGTAAATAAATTCAACTGCTTTCACTGGCTCTATGGCAATATCTAAATAAAGCTCATTACGATCGATTCTAGCTGGAGTGTTGTTTGATTCATCACACACAACTAAGAAGTCATAAAGTGCTCTTTGACCAACTAGTTCAAGTAGCAAAGTATCAGTTTGCGCCTTAATTTCGTCTCGCGTAATCTTATCATTTGGTTCAAAGATATAAGGTTTAGCAAGTTTTTTAAGTTGCCCACGTAAGTAAATTACTAGACGTGCTACGTTAATTCTATCAAGTGCCGATGCATTCTTGGCTCTTGTCTTTTGTCCAAAGATTACTAACCCTGCTCCTGTTAGGAACGTAATTGGGTTAATAGCGTTGCTATATAACGTGTCACGTTGCCCTTCATTAAGTGCAGTACTTACAAATTCACCTTCGTTGTCAATGTAACCTGCCGCACTTGCGTTTGTAATGCCACCACGTCTTGTTCCTGCTGGTGCAAACCATGGAAACGAAACTTGATCGCTTAATGCAAATGTTCTTAATGTTGCATGACTTGGTGGAACAACTACGTTGTTACCTGCGTTGTCACTTGTGAATAAACTTGGATAAAATACACCTAAGTATTCGTCAAAAGTAACAAGCCCATCGTCATTATCTTCAACTGCTAGAGCTGTATTTTTGCCCCAGTTGTTAAGTGAAGTTGCATCCGGTGTTAACCTAAACGGTGAGTCACCTATAATAAATGCACTTAGGCTTCTATCATAGTTTAATGTAACCATTTCACCAATTAGTTCTGGATATCCAGGACAAGCCATTAAGTTAAACAACCTTGATTCATCATCTCTAATTTTCTGGTTGCTATTTACTAGTGCTTGAAGTCCTTGTACAACAACTTTACGTTGTGCTTTACGTCCAAAGCTACCTGCACCATTTGGTTGGTTAGCTGATTCAGTAACCCAACGGTGTGCATAGTAGGCATCTTGTGATTCGTCGCCAAATCTAATATTGTCTGTAGATGTGTTAACATAGTTACGAACAAACTTTTTAACATTAAAACCACTTCTACGTAGATTATAAAGCAACATACCTTTTGGATATAGTGCTGGATCTGGAGCGTCAGTATCAATAAAGTTACTTACTAATAGTGCCGCAATAGTTCCGTCTTTATCTGAATTAGCACCTGCTGTATTGTAACGTGCATCTGCAAATAAAACGCCATCTTCAGTTGTTTGATCACTTGAATCAATTAAAACAAACTTTAAAGTAGATCCGTTATATTTGTAAATTTGTGGATAGTTTTCAACATCTGCTGTTGAAATCCAAAGGTCACCATTTTTAAGTGCAGTACCATCTGATTGTACAGTTGGCTCTGTTGCCGCTACAATCGGACCAGCTGGGTCAGTTTTATCAGCTGACGCAACCGCATAAAACGGGCTAGTCGAATCTTGATATCCTACCCAAGTAGTACCATTGTGGACCATCATGTCAACTTCGTCAACAATTGAACTGTACCATAATCTGTTATCTGTTGTTAAGGCAGTTGGTGCATCTGATCCTGCTGTATAAGTTAATACTTGCCAGTTACTTGCAACTAAACTGTGTGTACTGTCGCCTGTTGGCGCCGCATACAAGTTAGGTGTACCTGTTGTAGTATCTACATAAGCTATATATCCAGCTAAGGTAAGTACGCCACCGGTATCTTCAATACGGAATTCACCACCATCATTATGTGAAATAACAATTCTATTTGAAGCATCTACTGAAGCTTCAACGTTAGTAAATCCTGCTGAGTTAATTGCACCTGCAATTTCGTCAGCATCACTTGATGCCGCTGTAGTTGTAACACTAACTGTTACATCTGCTCCTAGAGCTTCTTGTCCAACAATAGACTCTTGGATATTAAATGCATAAGTGTTCGCTGTAAGTTGAGCGGCAATTATATCACTTGTAATAGTTGTGTTTCCTGTAGAAATACGTCTATGAATTTTAAAATCTGCTAAAATTGGACTAACTTCAGCGTTATTGTAATTAACAAATAAAGTACCTACTGCTAGATTAACTCCGCCACCAGCTTTGTCTAAGTTAAACAATGCTGAATGATTAGTACTGTACATTGGTGCTACAACATCTTCCCAAAGATTAGTCGTTCCGTTAAATTTCTTAACTCTAAAACGAGCACCTAAGTTAGGTTGTGTAGTTTTAACCCAAATAGACCCTGTTGGTCTTGGTGCAGTATCAGACAATTTAAATTCTGGTACGTCAGTATGCGGTGTAATTTGTAATGCTGGTGCTTTAAATGTTCCAGCTGTTAAACCAATTTCTGAAAGTAATGTTGAACTGTTTGTTGCTAATACAACATCTACGCCTGTTGAGTAAATTTCAAATTTACCATCAACAACCGCTGAAGTTACACCGGCAATACTTGCTCCGTTAAGAGCACTTACAACATCAGCTAAAGCTGTTCCACCTGAAGTTACAACTGTAGCATTAACACTCATACTAGCTGTGTTTGTAATAGTTGGATTGCTTTCTGTTCCTGTTACTGTCGGATGTGCTGAAACCCAATTAGTTGTTCCTAATTGTACCCAAACACCTCCTGTGTTTTTGTAAAATATTTTGTTTAATGTAGTTGTTGCAACAACGGCGTAATCTCCTACTTGACCAACGGATGTCTTAGGTACGCCTGATGTTACTTTAGTTTCGTCTGTTATTACATAAGGTATTTTATTAGTAAATGTCTGTCCACCAGTGACAGTAGCCGCGTTAGCGTTCCATTCAAAAATGCCCCATAAAGTATTTCCTGTATCAAACCAAAATGTTCCATCTGCAGGATCGGCCGCCGGCTCAGTTGCCGTTGCAAGTAATTCTGTAGTGTTAACGTCAGCTCTTGTTACCCATGCTCTGTTACTCACACCTAGGTATGAATAAGCCGCTTGTAATCCGTATTCGTTAAGCTCACTGCCATTAATTGGATTGTTATTTGTATCTGTATAGAAACTTGGATCTCCAAATGTTTCTGTTAATTCTCTTTGTGATGTTAGCAAGAAAGGTGTTCCTGCTTGTTTTTGTGTGGTACCTGTCGCTGTTCCTGTTCCTGCACCATTTGCCTTATCTTGTGCAGATACAAAGAATATCATAGGTACTGTACCCGGTTCAGCTGGTGTATAGAAACTTTCGTCTATAACTTGAACTTGTACGCCTGGTGATACTAAATTAGCCATTGTATGTTCTCCCGTTGGACATAGTCATCTCGTTGCTAGTATTTATATCAATTCTCCAAAAACGGGTCTCAATACACCGCAAAAATAGTCTTGAAAAGGGAAGTGAAAAGGGGAGGTATAAATACTATCATGAGACCTTTATGCAAATGCGGTAAAAAGCCGGTAGCACTTAATTATTATAAGAAAGGAGTTCCTTATTATCGGAGCCTTTGTGAGAACTGTGCTAAACATGGAGGCAAAGAACGTGGACCATCGAAGTGGGCGTTAGCTGGTTACATTAAAAAAACTGTTTGTGATAAGTGTGCGTTTCGTAGTAAACATAAAGAACAATTTCATGTTTATTATGTAGATGGAAATCTTAATAATGTTCGCACATCAAACTTAAAAACTGTTTGTGCAAATTGTAGTAAGATTTTATATAAAGAAGGTATTACTTGGAAACAAGGAGATTTAGTACCTGACTTTTAAGTTCAGGAATAGTACCGTTATTATCAATAATATGTTTAAATTTAGTTTGTGCCCAAGCCCATTCACTAGGGTGTTGGTTGGTAGGTTCAACACCTAATTCTTGATATTCACTAAACCAAGCTGGATCTTTTCCACGTTTGACACGCCAAACTTCTCCGTTGATTTCATACAACATTTTAGCTTCATTTGGGAAGCGTGTATCTGGAATAACATAGTTAGTATCTGGATTATCTAGTATTTTCTTCTTAGTTAAACTAACCCATATACCATCATAAAATCCGTTACGCATACATTCTGTACCAAATAATTGTAATACTAGTCTAGGTGTGATTTCACGTCCTATTTCATTAGTCCAGTAAGTATCGACTGTTTCACGCCATTCTCTGCTTTCAACAGTTTTGCCGTCAAGTAATTCACGGTCCCAATTAAACATAGCCGCTACACTATCTTTTAGCTTATCTGCAAATGAAATTTTTTGGAAGTTATGCTCTTTAATTAAATAATCCGCTATTGTATCTTTACCCGAGCTAATAAGCCCACAGATTCCAATTACCATTTGATTATTCCTCATATTATGTTTATATTATACGAGGAATTTAGTTAAATGTCAAGTGTAATTTTAACCAATTGAGAAGCCGTAACCTTGCCCACCTGCAACTTGTAATTTAAGTTCTTCATCAAGTTGCTGTATTTCAGCAATAGCTTCGGCTTTTAGAGCATCACCATTAAGTGATGTACCACCTTGTGGACCAGCTACTGTGGCAAATTTGCTTCGTGCTTCACCAAGCATATATTTACAAGTAGCAAGTGTATAATCTTTTAACCATTGTACAGCTAGATAGTCTTTTAATAATTGGCTATCTGGACGGAAATTATAAGCATATAATAGTAATTCTTCTTCAGCACGAGGACGTTGTAATATTGTTAATTCTTTAGTAGTAGTGTTCCATTTAAATTCAATAAAACTACCAAACATTCTTCCAACAAGTTCTTGATACCCTGCAAATAATTCATATGTAGCTAATCCACCCATATTTGTACTTGCTAATAGATAGGTATTTGTATATGCTAAATTAAAAGGTTCAAATAATGTGCCGCCATCACCACCACCAGTACGTGATCCAATTGACCGTCTATGTATACGTCTAACTTCAACCACTTCTTCTGGTAAAATATAAGTATTTTGATCAACTACTGTTGGTAAAAACAAATACGATTCTTCAACAGAATTATCAGATCGTTGTCTAAATTTAGCAAAGGCCTTTTTAAGGGCTTCTTCATAATGAGCTGGGTCTAGCTCAACATCAACCATACCCCCACCTAATGATAGGTTTACATAGTCAAATACTTCTTGTTTTTGTGTAGCTAAATCGCTCATATTGTATGCTCTCCATATGTATTTATCGTATACCGACATCGAATAAATACTGTTACGATGCCTAGACTAACACTATATAAGCCCGAACGCGGTGACGATTATGTCTTCCTAGATAAGCACATTGGGGAGATGTTTCAAGTCGGTGGAACTGACGTTTTTATTCACAAGTATTTAGGACCACAAAATCCTGAAGAAGCAGATGCTACAGCTGACCAACCTCGCTATGATGCGGTAAAAGAAACAAATATACAAGATATGCTATTCCTTGAAAATAGGGATAGAAAGTATGATCCTGACATTTATCATACTAGAGGTATTTACAATGTACAAGACATTGACTTTGATATGAGTCAATTTGGTTTATTTTTACAAAATGATACATTGTTTATGACTGTGCATATTAATGATAGTGTTAAAACATTAGGTAGAAAAATTATGTCAGGTGATGTAATAGAATTACCTCACTTAAAAGATCCCCATGCACTTAACGACTTTAGTCTTGCACTAAAACGTTTTTATGTTGTTGAAGATGTTAATAGAGCGGCAGAAGGATTTAGCCAAACTTGGTATCCACATTTGTATCGTGTAAAAATGAAACAAATTGTAGATAGTCAAGAGTTTAAAGAAATACTTGACCTACCAGCAGAAGAAGGATCAGCTAATACATTACGTGATGTATTGTCTACTTATGAACAAGAAATGCAAATTAATGAGGCGGTAGTTTCCCAAGCAGAAGCTGATGCACCTAAGTCAGGATATGAAACACAACATTTATATACATTACAAGTTGATAAAGATGGTAAACCAGAACTTGTTACAACAGACATTGATACATTAGATGCTTCACAGGCTGGATTGTTAGCAGACAGAGTTAACCAAACACCTGAACGAAATGGTTATGATGGTTACTTATTAGGTGATGGAATAGCACCAAACGGAGAAGCGTTTGGTCATGGTATAGGATTTCCAACACAACAAATTAAAGGTGATTATTTCTTAAGAACAGATTTCTTACCTAATAGATTATTTAGATATGATGGAGGCAGATGGATTAAGATGGAAGACTCAGTACGTATGACATTAACTAATACAGACACAAGAGCTACACTAAAAACTGGATTTATTAATAATACTGGAGAAGCAGAGATAGGCGGTCAGGTTGTTCAAGAACGTCAACCATTGTCTAAAGCAATTAAACCGAAGGCAGATAATTAATGCAACATTTTTACGATGGTCAAATAAGACGTTACATTACTCAGCTTATAAGGTTGTTTAGTAACTTTTCTTATAAAGATGGCAAGGGTAACTTAACACAAATACCTGTAATGTATGGCGACATCACCCGTCAGGTTGGTCATATCATACGTGATAATAGTGAAAATAAAATACCTAGTGCTCCTAGAATAAGTGTTTATGTAACTACTTTAGAAATGGATAGACAAAGAACTATAGATGCATCGTATATAGGTAAAATTCATTTACGTGAACGTACATATGATAGTGAAAATAATGAATATTTAAATACGCAAGGACAAAATTACACCGTAGAACGATTAGCACCAACACCATTTAAGTTAGGTATAAATTGTGATATTTGGTCAACTAATACAGAACAAAAATTACAAATAATAGAACAAATATTAACTTTGTTTAACCCAAGTTTAGAAATTCAAACAACTGATAATTATATTGACTGGACTAGTTTAAGTGTAGTAGATTTAGAAAACATTCAGTTCTCAACTAGAAGTATTCCTATAGGTACAGAAAGTATGATTGATGTTGGACAACTAGGGTTTAGTACTCCTATTTGGTTATCACCTCCTGCTAAGGTTAAAAAGTTAGGTGTTATAACAGCTATTGTAATGAGTATTTTTGATGAAAGCCAAGGTACAATTAATTTAGGTTCAGCAACACCTGAACTTGTAAAACACGATGACTCACCAGGACAAGATGTTAAAGGTGATGATGACACAACAGTTGATACTGAGAAACATGGAACAGCTAGTAGAACTGATACAACTTCATTAGCAATTACTACATTTAAAGATTATGATATAATAGTAACTAATAATATTGTTGTATTAGGTGACAAAGGTATTGCTGGTGAATTAAATTGGCGTATAGTTTTAGATGTATTACCTGGAGAGTACATAGCAGGATTAAGTAAAATTTATTTAAGCAGGTTAGATTTAGGAAGTGTTATAGGAACATTTGCACTTAATGAATTAGACGAAACACAACTTATTGTAAACTGGGATACAGATACTATTCCAACTAATTCAGTATTTGACGGACCAGCAATTACTAAAGGAACTATTGATTATATAATTGATCCAACAAGAACTAATCCTACAGATATTAAAGCAAGTGGTACTAGAATTTTATTACTAGGTGATATTGGAGCTGAGACTAATGTAGATGGTGCAGATGCTTGGAAAGATATTAATGGTAACGATTTACTTGCGTCAGTAAATGATATAATTGAATGGGATAATAATGCTTGGACTATAGTATTCAATGCTAGTGATAATGATGGATCTGATTCAACTGTAGATATCAAATATACAACCAACCTTAATACCGGTATCCAATATAAATGGGACGGTACAGCATGGACATTAAGCTTCGAAGGTGAATACCGGGAAGGCACTTGGCGACTAGCACTTTAGCATAATTATTAGTATGGCTAATATAATATGTAGTGGTGCTCTCTTTTACACATTAGATACACAAAGATTTTTATTTTTACATAGAGTCCAAAGTAAACAAAATAACGTTTGGGGTCTTGTTGGTGGTACTAATGAAAGTGAAGAAATTCCATTTCAAGCATTACAAAGAGAAATAAAAGAAGAACTCGGGTCTCTTCCTGAACTCGTAAAGTCTATTCCTTTAGAAACATTTGTTAGTAGAGATGATAAATTTAATTTCCATACCTATCTTTGTGTTGTAAAAAATGAATTTATTCCAAAATTAAATGAAGAGCATAATGGATATGCTTGGGTAAGTTTTAATAATTGGCCCAAACCATTACATCAAGGGCTACGTAATACATTACAAAATAAAGCAAATTTAACAAAATTAGAAACAGTATTTAAATTAGTATCGTTGATGGAAAAAAATGATTAAAGTATATGGCGATATTATGCTTGATCGATGGATTATTGGGACTGCTGAAAGAGTATCGCCGGAAGCAGATGTTTTAGTTTTAAATGAAAAGCATCAAAAATTTAATTTAGGCGGAGCCGCCAATTTAGCAGTTAACTTAAAGCATCTTGATGATGATGTAGAATTATATGGATCAATAGGTAAGGATAAAGAAGGTCTTCGTATTCTTAAGCTATTAGCATATACAAATATAGATGTTAATTTAACTAATGATTCTGAAACTACAACAACCAAAACAAGATTAGTAGGAAATACAGGACAACATCTTTTACGTTGGGATAAAGAAACAACACATCATGGAGATGAAGCGTGGCAACGACTAAAAACGAATTACAAAGATAATGATATTGTTATAATTAGTGATTACAATAAAGGAAGCGTTACTGAAGATACTGTTTATGAGTTAATAGTTAAAGCAGATGTTTTTAATACCAAAATATTTGTTGATCCAAAACAAGACGCACGATTTTATGATTCTGCATTTTTAGTTAAACCTAATATGAAAGAATATGAAAAATGGAATGGCAAATATAATAAAACTAATGCATTAGAATATATGCGAGATCATTATTGGACTTGGTTAGTCGTAACTGATGGTGCTAATGGAATTCATGTTTTAAATACAGATGGTGAATATAATTATTTTAAAGAAGATACAAAAGAAGTAGCAGATGTTACAGGTGCTGGAGATATTGTTTTAGCAGTTATTGTTCATGCATTTAATAAGGGTATAGATATACCTCATGCTTGTGAACTTGCTTGTTATGCCGCCACTCGTAGCGTAGAAAAGCGTGGTGTAGTTCCAGTTACACCTGCAGATTTAAATCGTGGTATAGTATGGACTAATGGAGTATTTGATATATTGCATACGGGTCATATGGAACTTTTAAAGTTTGCAAAAAAGCAAGGTAAAAAATTAATTGTTGGAATTAATAGTGATACTAGTGTTAAAAAATTAAAAGGTGATGATAGACCAATTAATGATCAAGATAAACGACTTGAACAATTACAAATATTACCATGGGTAGATGCCGTTGTAATCTTTGATGACGATACACCATTAAATGCTATCAAGAAAGTTAATCCTGATGTTATTGTAAAAGGTGGTGACTATACTGTTGAAACAACTGTAGGACATGAACTAGCTAATGTTATTATATTTCCAAAAGTAGAAGGACATTCAACAACAGAATTAATAAAGAAAATTAAACAATGAACTTAGAATTACTAACTCACTTAGAACGTTTTGGAGATGCATATAATACTAAAGATAGTTCACTATTTTTTTATGCATTAACTAAAATGAAACATTATAACACTTTTGTAGAGTTTGGCACTGGACTAGGTTGTACTGCGTTTGCCGTTGCATCTGCAATGAAAGAAAATGGAGTAGGTAAATGTATAACCATTGATAATGGTAAGGAATATGTATCTCAGGTTGGTGAAACTTATTCAGAGTTTATTAATTCTATGGTTGAAAAAATAGAAATACAAAATCATTTTACTTTGTTGAACCAAGAAATAGGGTTTAGAACAATTAGTAATGTCGATTGTGTATTTTCTGATTTTGATAGAGAGGTTGTTACTATTGAAAAATTAATAACATGGGCTTTGTCCAGTATAAATGATTATTCGTCTATTTTTATAGATGGATTAGGTAATTATCTTGAAGGGTTTTATTACACAAAACTTTTAGTTAATAAGTTAAATGAAAATAATATACCTAACTTTTTATTAATGCATAAAAAGTTTATTGAAGGGCATAATTTTTCTTTGACAACTATAAGAAGACAAGATAAAAATAATACAGGACAAGGCAGTATGTCTTGGATAAAAATAGAACCGAACAATATATGAGAATTTTAATTACAGGTCCAAATGGGTTTATAGGTAAAAATTTAGCTTCTTATCTTGACTATAAAGGGCATACAATAGAAGGATATGATTATCGTGAAAATCGTTTTCCAGATCCAAAAGAATATGATAGAGTAATTCATTTAGGAGCAATTAGTGACACAACAGAAACAGATATTGATAAAGTTTTAAAACAAAATTATGAGTTTAGTATTAAAATGTTAGAATTATGTGATATGTCTGGTGTAACATTTATGTATGCTTCAAGTGCCAGCGTGTACGGAAACGGTAAAGAGTTTAAAGAAAACTCACCTGTAGCACCACAGTCGCCATATGCTTGGAGCAAGTACTTATTTGATAGATTTGTTAAGTCAGTAACTGAATACCAAATTAATGTTCAAGGTTTTAGATTTTTTAATGTATATGGACCAGGAGAAGATCATAAAGGTGACCAAATGAGTGTCTTTCATAAGTTTAAAAAACAAGCAATTGAGACTGGAAAGATAAAAGTATTTGAAGGTAGTCAAGACATTTATAGAGATTTTATTCATGTTGGCGATGTATGTGATATTTTGGTAAAGTTTTTAACAGTTGATTCAACAGATATTTGGAATATTGGTACAGGAAAAGCAACATCATTTAGACATATAGCAGATTTAATGGCTAAAAAATATAGTGCTGAAGTTATAGAGATTCCAGTACCAGATGAGTTAAGACTTCAATACCAATATTATACTAAAGCAAACATAGAAAAGTTAAGTAATACTATAGGTGAACATAAATTTAGACCAGTGGAGCATTTTATATTATGACGCAATTGAAAGGTAAAGTAGAAAAGGGTTGGGGTTATGAATTAATCTGGGCTTCTACTGAAAAGTATTGTGGCAAAATTTTAGTTTTTGAAAAGCGTGAAGCAAAATTTTCTATGCATTTTCATAAAGAAAAAGATGAAACATGGTTTGTTAATGATGGTCAATTTAAATTACTTTGGATTGATACTACAACTGCCCAGCTTTTGCAAAAAGATTTAGTAGCAGGAAGCACTTGGCATAATCCACCTTTACAACCTCATCAATTAGTATGCATAGAACCAGGTAGTATAACTGAAGTTAGTACAGCTGATTCAGTTGAAGATAATTATCGTGTTATACCTGGAGATAGTCAAGTCATGGATAAAGATACTGGTGTTAACCCGACAATTAGTGATGCAACTTCACAAACTACTGCAAAGGTTATTTAATGCATATAGAACCGTTGTTTCCTGTAGGATTATTAATTCATGATGTACAACCTGATGTAGCTGATAAAGTAGAAGAAGTTGTAGTTAAAAATTTAGATAAGATGCCTTCTCGTGAAGGCCCTGCTCCGCACTCTACAGATTATTTTGAACCTGAAAAAATAATAGCAGACTTACCAAAAGAGCTTCCTGAGTTATGGCGTGAGATACGTGACTGTAAAGACCTATATCAAGAAGGTTGTAATTACAAAGCAATTAATAGACAAATAAAAAATAATTTAAATGAATTCGAATATTGGGTGCAAGATTATATTGAAAACGATCATCACAATGAACATGAACATGGTATAGGACGTATTTCTGGAATATACTGGGTTAGAGCAAACGAACACGCCGGAGGTTTAATGTTTAAAACTCCTAATCCATTTACTGAATATTCACAAGATTATGATATTAATGCTATATGGTCTTGGCAAGGAAGTGTATACCAACCTATTAAAGGAAGAATGTTAATGTTTCCTTCATACTTAAAGCATACAGTATTACCTAGCCAAGAAGGTGTAATACGTTCAACAATTGCTTTTAACTTTTAGGCTTGAGCTTCGCCCCACCTTAGAATAAGGTTTGCGTTAACTGCCGCACCCGACGTCTTATAAACATTAATTGCTAATACATCAGGACCGTTAGGATAAGTTCCTCGTCCACCTAATGTAGTATTCGTTAATTCTTTCAATCCTGTTAAGTCTAAGTTTGCAAGTTCACCTGGGTTTGCAATAAACGAAAATACAGTTTCACCTGGCTGTGCATACGGTGGTTGTCCAAATAAGAACCCTACATTGGCACCAGCAGTTACAGTTGCAATTGACGTTTGTGAAAACGTTACTTTATAGTATTCTGTTCCACTAAATTCTAATGGTCCTTGAACATTTGATACCGCAGTACCTGCCGGAAATTTTGCATCACTTACTTCTGTACCAGAAACTGCTTGAGTTGTTTCCCAACTTGTTTTTGTAAAGTACAAATAGTTAGTATAAGTTAAATCACCACCAATACCAAATGTAATGGCTTCACCAGCAGTAATTGGACTATGGTTATTATTAGTAGTTCTAATACGTACCCTGTTATACCAAGTTTCTTCATAAATGTCGTAAATTGTTGTTCCTGCTGGAAAGTCTGAAGCGCCTGAACTTGGACTACCTGTTGCAATAATTTCTGTACCAGAAACAACATTATCATCTAAACCATCCCATTCTGTAGTTGAGAAATAGTGATATGTTGTAGGATAAGTTCTATTATACAATGAATCAGCTGACGCTGATAATTGTGATGTTGTAGTTGCATTTCTAACTACCTGTGTAGCACCTGTACTCCATGTAACAGATCCACCTGGTGCCACCTGTGCAAAGCTAGGTTGTCCACCTGCCGCTAGTCCTGATAATCCACCCCAACCAATGTTACCTGGATCAAGTGGATAGTTTTGTGGATTCAACACACCTTCAACAACAATACCACCTGTACTTGTATCTGATGTAACTTCAACACCTTCAAGTAGCAACTGGGCTCTGTTAAGTAGTTCACGTTCTCCTAAGTCACCAACAATAGCGTTAGAAACACTAGGTGCTAGTCTAAGCATGAAAACTGTATTTCTTGTTGTACTAATTTCGTTACCAGTTGATGCGTATGAGAAGATGTAACCACGATCAGTATCAAACCCGCCATCTGTTAAGAACGCTGATCCCCAGTGTGATATAATTGGTGATATAGTATTACTAATTAGTGGCACACCGGTTTTTGCTGTATGTGGCTCGGCAATACCTGCTGTATATGTTCTGTTGGCTCCTGATGCATAATTTGACATTGGTGCCGCTCTAGTACATCCTGTAAGTGTATCACCTACAACACCTGTAAATCCAATCATTTCACCATCAATATATACTGTTCCACTACTTGGAAAATATTTTGCATCTGTTAGTGGAATAGATGTTTGGTTATCATCAATATCTTTTGCAAGTTTACCATTTGGTCCTTCGTTAGTAATTTCATACCTAACTGGCATATTACCAGTACGCATAAATGCTTCTGTGTTTATATTACTGTTTCTCATTCTATGGAAGAATGCAAACTCACCATTATCACCACGTAACATCCAGTCAATAAATCCTGCACCGTACCAACTGTATTGGATTCCCATCATCTGCATCTTAGATACATCAACAATATATCCACTACTACCTTTGCCGTCAAGTTTATCTCTATTAAATTCATCTTGTTTAGTTTTCTTATCATAAACCAAACATATCTTACAAGCTGATGCTGGAGTTACACCGCGAAAGTCAGGTGTAACAAACATATTTGTATCATCTGTAATTTGAGAAATAACGTGAGTCATTCCTTTAATAATAATTCTATCACCTGCTTTAATTTGATCTCTAAATCTTGTTCCTACTCCAGTACATAAGTTACTGTCAACAGCCATACTTACTACACCTGCTAATTGTAGTGTTCCAGTACGTTGTACACAAGTAAAGTTTGCACCATCATATTCTATAAAGATACCGTTTTGATCATCAAATGCACCTGAACGTACAGTTGCACCGTGCCATGTAAGTAATGAAACTTGAGCTCTTGCACTTAATGTTGGTATTAAAGCACCTAATTTAAAATCAGCAACAACTTTAAATACACGTTCTGATGTAATAGATGCAACGGTATAGTCACCATTGAATCCTGGAGTTTCAATTCCGAGTAATCTAATACGTCCACCAATTTGTAGTCCATGGTCAACATCATCTGTAGTAACAGTAATAAATGATCCAATTTCAAGTCCATTTGCTACTACATTAAGCAAATCGTAACTTGGTGCAAATAAGGCACCTGTTGTATACATAATACCTTTACCTGATTGGTATCTAATATATTTTTTACTTTGTCTAATTGCCTGTGCACCGTGTTGTGGTCCACCTGTTCCTAACATAACACCACCATCATATGGTCTATGTACAAAGAACGAATCTGGTCTTGGATAAATGTTTCCAACAATATCGTCAACATCACCAATTGTTCCTGGTGCTCTACATTGGTATCTAAGTTTATAAATTGTTGGAACTTGCTGTGCAAAGAAAGGTCCTTCACAAAGTGTATGATTATTTGATCCACTATCACTAGCTATGGTTATAATAAATGAATCACCTGGAACTAATCCGTGAGCAGTACCAAATGTAATTTCAGCAGTAGCCAACGCCGCAAATGCAATTGTACTATTCGGCGCGACAGCTACAGTTGTTGCTTCAGACATAGTAAGTGATGAATACGTTTGAACAACTGTTCCTGTAAGAGCTGTTCCTATTCCTGTAATACTAGTTATACTACCATCTGTTGTTGCACCAGTAATAGTAATAATAAGGTCATTAGTTACATCAACTCCGCCTAAAGATGTTCCTAAAATTTTAATTTTATTACCGTCGACATAGTTAACACCGTCGTCATTTATAAGAATAGAATTATATGTTCCTGAGCTTCGTACAACATCAAATGTTGCTAAAGTACCTGAATTAGGTAAGTTTGTTCCGCCAATATCAGTATAACTAGCAGTTCCACCAGGTGCTGTACCACTATGACTAAAAGTAGTAATTCCGCCTGTACCTGAAACACCAGTAATTGTAATTGTTAAATCATTAGTTGGACTTACTCCGCCCATTTGTGTACCAAGAACTTTAAGTTCTTGTGATGCATTATAATCTGTTCCTGGATTCGCATTAGTTACTGTAAAAGCACCACCACTTAATATTACATTCCAAGTAGCACCTGCACCAATTTTCATAACAGCCTGGCCTAATACTTGGCTGATTCCATAATAAGTTTGTTGGTCTAATGCTGTACCACTTACTGTAACAGTTAAAATTTCACCTGATCCACCAACTGTTGCAACTGTAACTCGACAATCGTTTGTTCCTGTTGAACCACCTAATAAAGCACCATCAATATCAAAGAATTCTGCGGCCAAATAACCTGATCCTGGAACAACAATTAAAGCCGAATAAGCTACGTCTAGTCTTGTTATAGTGAATGAAGCATCTGCTCCAGCACTTGAATTTGTAGTATACGCTGGATCAACATACGTTTGTGAAGCATCAGGTGCCGCACCATCAATAGTAAGTGTAGTAATTGTTCCGCCTACACCTATACCAGTAATATTAATTCCGGCATCATTAGTTTCATCAAGACCGCCTAGAAATGATCCAATAACTTCTAATCTATCACCAAGTACATAATTTTTTGTTGCATCTGCGGATGTACCAGTATGACTAAGGTTTGTTATTTCTCCAGTAACGGTTACCGCACTAATTGTAACAGTAATATCATTAACTGGAGTTGCACCATTACCAAATACTGTTCCTAATAGTTGTATTTTTTGACCAACACCGTAATTAAAACCACCAGTATTTCCTATAACAACATTGTAGCTATTATTATAATTTACAGTAACAGTTAATAGAGCGGCAGTTCCTAATTGGTTAAGGCCGCTTTGAATATTTGTATGTTCTTGTACATTAACGGCTACTCCTCCAATAGTGGCTGTTAAAATTGAACCACTTCCGTCAACTGTTTGAATTGTTACTGATGCATTGTTAGTCGGTGCCGCTCCACCCAACTCTGTACCTACAATGTTTAATGTTTCAGAAGCTGTATAACCTGAACCACCGCCAATAATATTAACTTCATAAGTAGTACCTACTCTTCTAATATTAATGTTTGCAGTAACACCACCAATTGATCCTGTAGTATATGTTACATTTATATAAGTTACATCTGCATCTACGGCTGTACCAGTAACGCTTACTCCTGTTATTTCGCCTGTACTTACGTCAACTGATGTAACTACAACTTCAGCATCATTAACTGGTGTTGTACCACCTAATTGTGTTCCGTTAATTCTAATTCTATCGCTAACAACATAGTCTAAACTATTATCTTCTGCATTATTAATTGCAACTGAATAAGCATTGTTTGTCATTGTAATATCAACACTAGCACCAAGACCAATACCACCTAAGTTTGTTCCTGTTAAATTAATATATGATGGTTGTGCTAAACTAACGCTGTAAGTATTATTAGTATATGAAATATCAAATAATGATCCGGTACCAACACCATTGGAATTTGTTCCTACTATAGCATTGTAATTAGCACTACCGTCAAATGCCGCACCTGATGAAAGAATTGTAACTATATCTCCACTAGTATCTGCTTCAGTAATTTCAATTCTACAATCATGTTCAGGAGTAGTACCACCTAAGGAATTACCTAAAGCTATAATAACATCGCCAGTTTCATATTGATCACCGTCTTCGTTTATTACGACAGTATAAACGCCACCGGTTCTACTAATATCAAATGTTGAACCATATCCTAAGGATGAGTAATTTACTCCTCCTACGCCAGTATATGTTACAACGTTACCAACAAGTGTGTTTGTAGTGTTTCCATCTATGTTAATATTATTTCCAATAACGCTACTTACAAATACTGCTGTACCATCACCTCTATCTATTCCGTGTCCTGCTAAAACACCAGCTGTGTTAACAACTGGAATTGAATTAGAACCGATAGGAACATCTGCCGTTGTTTGAATAGTTTGAATGGCTCCACCACTACCTAGTATGGATGTAACTTGGGCACCTGATGGTATTTGAGTTGCACCATCTACAACTGCTTGAATGTTAAATGTTAAGTCTGCGGCTCCGCCACCACCTAATAGTGAATCTAAAACTGTAATAGTATCGTCAACTGCATTACGTCGTCCACCAGTTACAATAGTTGCAAGTGCGGCGCCACTGCCGTCAACTGTAATATTAACTGTTGGAGCAATTACGTCTCCTACTACGCTACTTGTTGTACCAAGAATATTAGTATAAACTCCTGCTGTTCTTAAAACGTCTGCCCCTGAATATGTATAAAGTGCTGTCGCCATACCATCTTCAATTAACATCGGAGCACCAACTTCTGGTTGTTCGCCTAACCAAGTTATTTTATCAGCTCCACTTAATGAACCTAATGGATTATATAATACTCCTGCGGAACCTTGTGATATGATAGAAAACGTTGGATTACCAATTGATGAACCTGTATAAAATCCTGCTTGTCGTAATTGCGTATAAAATGTTGAAAGTATTTGTCCGTTAGCTGTACCAACTTTTGATTTTGCAAAATATGTAAATGTATTAATAGTAGGTACTGTTGAAACAATAAACGAACCTTCAGCTCTTGCCGCCCCTGCTACAGAATTTTCTAATGCTTTAAGTGTAATAGGTGACCCTGGTTCAATACTATGAGCACCAATTGTAGTAACAGTAATTAATGATTGACCAATTCCACCGGTTCCTGTTGAAGCGTCTGTTTGAACAGTTGAAACCTGTTTATCAGTACCTGGTACTTCGTAAATTGATGGATAACCTCTTTGTGTAGCAATCGCTTGCCACTTCGTAGGCTGTAGGCCATACTCAAAGTCAGCGTCAAGCATTGACTGAGCAGTTGCGACACGCATACGTTCAATAGCATCAGTACCAAAGTCATATGGTCTAACTTTTAAATCACCTTGGTCAATAAAGATTTGAATATCGTCAGTGTCAGAAAATATCTTAGGTTCGTCTTTAACAGGCAACGAACTAGTGCCATTTGTAATAACATTATTAATAATTGCAAAGAGGTCACTAACTCTATCATCAACACCGGCTTCAGCCGCTGTATAAACTGTAACTTGACTAACTGCTTGTGCCCCTACTTGTAATGTAGGATAAGTTACATTTTTAAATACATAATCATTAATTAAAAATCTTACATGATCTTTAGCAAATGTTTCATGTGAACGATCACCATCAATTTGTGGTGTTGATTGGATCCAATACTTTTTAGCATTCCTATAAGTTTCAGCATTACCGCCATACTTAATATCATGAATAAGAGCATCAAGTTGGAAACCGACATCTCTTTCACATTTTGGACCATTATATGTATAATCAGTCCATGCTGGAATAGAATTTGGTAATGCTGAAATTCCACTTTGTATAACGCTTGTAATGATTCCCATTAAGTCTGTTACTCTAGATACAGTTTTTGTTTCACCATCATTGTTATTTGTTATTTGTACTGTTATAATAGGTGATTGGTGTGTTACATATACAGTATTTGTTAATACATTATTAATAATTAAATCTCTTAATTTATTATTAACAGCAAGTGCATAACCAATTTCAGCATTAGTAGTTTCAGTAAATGCTCCGCCGGAATTAGCTAATAATGAATTAGTACCTTCCCAATATTTTTTTGCAGTTTCTCTAGTTTGAGTATTACTACCATGATAGATATCATAAGCAAGTGCATCAATATTAAATTTTGTATCTCTTTCACATTTTTCATGTTGTATAGTACTGTGAGCAGTTGGATAAGTTATGTCAAACCAAGCCATTACTTCATCTGCTAACCACTCTTTATTTGCATCTATTAATGCTTTAGCATAAGGATATGTAGTAGCAGTTGAAATTTTATTACCAATCCAAGCAGTTGCTTCTTTTTGTAGAAATATTTTATTTGCTTCTAATTGAATACGAGCATTAGGACTGTATGTAGATGAATCTGTATTTACATCTAAGAAAATAGTTGTGATTGTTCCAGTTCTTTCTAAGAATTTTGGAAAATCATCATCAACACCTTTTGTTAATTTTTCCTGATCGTCTGTTATAAATTGACAACTAGCACCTTTTTCAGAGTCAGTAAAGTTAAACAATACTTCATTAACAGTTGTATCTGTAATGAGTAATAAGTCATTTGTTGGTACACGAGTTTGTAATCTAATAGAACTAACTTGTGCTCTATCAAGTGCAGGAACATTATCAAGTCCGTTTTCGATTACATCAGTAATAATACCAAATCTATCTGTAATAACTGCACTAGCGGCACTTTCTGAAACACTAGATGAATTAAAATATTGTGAAGTTGCTGTTTGTAAAGGTGTATATCCTACCGAGGCATATCCCGCCGTTGGTAGATAGTCTAATCCATTTACAGTAACATTATTAATAGCATCCATCAATGTTGTTATTCTACCAGATGCTCCTGATTCTGCGGCGTTGGCAGTAATAGTTTGTGTACTACCTGATTGTACTGACGGATATGTAGTATTAGTAAAAATGTAATCTTTAATTATTGATTCTGTTTTCTGGTTAACTGCAACTGCATAAGTTCTTTCACTTGGACCAAAGGCAAAATCAGCTACGTCGGTTTGATTAAGAACAGTATATGTAATTTTTTGCCAAGTACCACCACCTGTCCAAGTATGGACAACGGCACTCTTATCTGTACCAAGAATAAATGTACTAACATCAGGCACATCATAAACTACAAAATATCCTGCATTATTTTCAGGATATATTTTACTACCAAATTCACAAGACATACCAATACCAGCTAATTTAACTTTATCACCTACAGTTAGTCCGTGTCCTGCTTTTGATACACAATCAGCAGTAGCACTTACAAATGTATGTGCTTCTGCATTTTTTATACAATTAGCAGTAGCACTTGTAAATGTATGTGAATTTGAATTTGATATACAGTTAGCAGTAGAACTTACGTATGTATGTGTTGATGTATTACTTGATACACCAACATTTATTGTAATAGTTGTTGCACCTACTGATGCAATTACTACTGGTGTATTGTAGGCATAGTCAGCACCACCTGGTGCGGCACTTCCTGTTGCTCTTGGATATCCTGTAGTTGTTGCGTGACCATCTAAGGCACAAGTAAACACTATACTATTTGCCGCAATATCAATATAATTACCAGCTACTAAACTATGTGATCCAATAGTTAATTGCATCACTCCTGTTGTTGGTGTATATGTTGCCGCTGATACATTATAAGTTTTAACATTACCAGCACCAACATTCAATGTAATTGTTGTTGCTGAAGTGGAGTCAATTCTACATGGTGTATCATAAAAATAATCTGCACCACCTGGAGCCGCTGACCCAGTTGCTCTTGGATAGCTAGATTGAGTAGCATTATTATCAAAAGTACAAGTGAAATTTAAACATCCTGCGTCAATGTCAACATAATTACCAGTTACTAAAGTATGTGTTCCAATAGTTAATTCCATTACTCCTGTTGTAGGTATGTATGTTGCTCCTGCCACATTATAAGGATTATCAATTCCTGAAGTAGTAACAGTAAATGTTGCTAGGTCATTGTCGTAAATAAAATTTGTAATATCTACTGCATCACCAACGTTTGTAACATCTATGTCTTTTACTGTACCACCACTAGTGTAAGTGTGAGCGATATTACTAGGATTTAAGAAAAATTCAAATGTATCAGCAGTATCTGTTTTGGTTATAGGATAAAGTCCTGCGTGTACTAATGCTGGATATATTTTAGTTCCGTAAATACAATCTGTTACAATACCACGTAATATTACATTATCAGTTGCTGATAATCCATGTCCTGCGTGTGTGTCAAATACAAAATTACTTATATTAACAGTACTATTTGTAGCAGTTGTAACTTTCTGACAAGTACCACCACTAACGTAAGTATGTACAACATTACTTCTATCCATACCAAAAATAAACGTATCAATATCAGGTACATCATAAACATAATATACACCTGAAGATACACTTGTATCTGGATATGTTTTAGTACCAGTTGAACAAGAAAGTACAATGCCAGTTAATTTAACAAGGTCACCTACAACAAGTCCGTGGTTTCCTGAAGTAATAGTAATAAGTGCTTGATCATTATTATAAGCAAAAGCTGTAATGATTGTTGAACTACCAACGTTAGTTAGCGTTGCTGATTTTATTGTTCCACCACTAACATAAGTATGATCAATTTCACTAGGTGGTAAGTAAAAATCTAATGTATTAGTGTCAGTAACTTTTGTTACCGGAAAAATTCCTGCATGAGGAATTGCTGGATATACTTTAGTTCCAAATTCACAATCCATAATAACACCACGTATGTCTATAGTATCATTTATTGATAAATTATGACTGCCTGAAGTAGTAATAGTACACTTACCTGCTGATCCTATATCATTTGCTATACAGTTAGGAGTAGCACTTACAAATGTATGTATTGATGTATTAGTTGATGTACCAACATTACAAGTAATTGTTGTTGAATCTATTGCCGTAATTGTAACTGCCGTATTATAAGCATAATCATATCCACCTGGTGCGGCACTTCCTGATGCTCTTGGGTATGCTGTAGTTGTAGCATGACTGTCCATTTCACAAGTGAATTTTAGACTCCCTGTAGCAATTCTAATTTGATTACCAAGTTGTAAATCGTGTGCCCCAATAGTTAATACCATTACTCCCGTTGCTGGTGTGTATACTGCATTTGTTACACTATTAGCCGCCGGTACTGGTGATATACAATCAGCAGTAGCACTTACAAATGTATGTTCCGATACATCACTTGATACACCTACGTTCATTGTAATTGTTGTTGCACCTGCCCCTATAATTTCTACTGGTTTATTGTAGAAATAATCGTAGCCACCTGGAGCCGCTGATCCAGTTGCTCTTGGATAGCTATGATTTGTTGCATGACCATCTAAAGCACAAGTAAAAGTTAAACTATTTGTAGCAATCTTAACATAATGACCAATTTCGAAATTGTGTGCTCCAATAGTTAACTGCATTTCTCCTGTTGCAGGTGTATATGTTGCCGCCGTTACACTATGACTTGGTCCTATGTCATAAGCAAAATCTGTAATTGCTTGTCTAACATTATTATCTTTAACAATTGTACCACCACTAACATAAGTTGTTGCAATTGCACTTGTTCCAAAGAAAACTTCAAACGTGTTTGCAGTTAAATTAGTTGCTCTAACTGTAAATTGTTGAGCAGTTGAATGTGCTGTTGAAAAACTATTTACTGGATATGTTTTAGAACCCATATCACAACTTAATACAGCACCATCTACTGCAATTAAGTCACCTTTACTTTTACCATGTGCTTCCGCTGTAATAGTAGCACCACCCATAGTTGTAATTGTAGCAACCCCTGATCCTGTATCATAATCGAAGTTTCGAATATCTAGTCTATTATCTTGTTGTAATCCTGCTTGAGGAATAACTGTACCGCCCTTAACATAAGTTTGAGCAATTGCACTTGTTCCAAGGAAAATTTCAAATGTTGAAGCAGTTAAGTTTTGTGATCTGACTGCAAATGATTGATTAGCTGAATGTCCTTGCGTAAAGTCAGATACTGGATACGTTTTAGAACCCATAGGACAACCTAATACTAGACCTCGTATTTCAACTACATCATCTACAGATCTACCGTGAGCGGTTGCCGTTGTAAGAACTGTTTCACCACCTGGAAGTTGTGATGCAGTTCCACTCCAGTATCTGTGAACCATTTCAATAGTTTGAAAATTACTACCAGTATAGATATCTGATGTAAGTGCTTCAATATTAAATATTGTATCTCTTATACATTTTGCATGACGTGTACCGGTATGAACTCCTGGATAGTTTGCATCAAACCATTCTGTAGCCTCGTCTGCTATATATTGTTTATTTGCTTCAAGTAATGCTATAGCATAAGGATATACTTGTGCCGTTGTCGGTTGTGGTAAAATAAAATTATTAATTAAATCACGGACATAATTTTTAGCAAATCTTTCAGTGGTTCTGTCACCATCAACTTGTGGTGTTGCATTAATCCAATATTTACTAGCAGTATAACGTGTTTTTTCGTTACCGCCATATCTTAAATCATAAAGTATTCCGCCAGTTCCATCATCACCTTGTAAATTAAGACGTGTATCTCTTTCGCATAATTCTCCATCGTAAGTATAATGTGACCAAGAAGGTGTTACCTCTGGAAGTGCCCCTATTCCGTTTACAGTAACATCATTAAGAATCTTATGTAACTCTGTTACTCTATTAGTCGAATTAGATTCACCAACTGGATTACTAACGTTTTGTGTAGTAACTACCGGGTCTTGTGCAGTTGTCCAAGCTGTATTTGATAAAATATAACCGTTAATTATTTCTTTTAATTTATCATTAACTAAAGTAGCATACGTTTGTTCAGAGCCACTACCAAGGTTTGTATTAGTACCTTCCCAATATTTTTGTGCTATTCTTCTAGTTTCAAAGTTACCACCACTATATAAATCTGTTGTAATGGCATCAATATTAAATCCTGTGTCTCGAGCACATTTTTCATGACGTTCGTTACTTGCTATACAATCAGCAGTAGAAGTTACGTATGAGTGTGCTGATACATCACTTGATATACCGATATTTACAGTAATTGTTGTTGAAGAAAATTCTGTAACTGCAATTGGTTTATTATAAACAAAATCGTAACCACCAGGTGCGGCTGATCCGGTTGCTCTTGGATATGTATGATTTGTTGCATGACTATCTAAAGCACAAGTAAATGTTAAGCTATCTGTAGCAATCTTAATAAATTTGCCAGTTTCATATTGATGTGATCCAATAGTTAGTTCCATTACTCCTGTTGCAGGTGTATATGTTGCGGCTGATACACTATAAGAAGCCGCTGATCCACTTGCTCTTGGATATGTATGATTTGTTGCATTATTATCGAATGTACAAGTAAACGTTAAACTATCTGTAGCAATATTAACATAATGACCAACTTTATAACCATGTGATCCAATAGTTAATGTCATTAAACCAGTTGCCGCATCATATGTTGCCGCTGTTGGAGTATCAACTACAGATCCTGGATTTGTTATACAATCAGCAGTAGCACTTACAAATGTATGTGCTGACGTATTACTTGATATACCAACATTTATTGTAATTGTTGTTGCTGTTTTACTTGTAATTTCTACTGGTGTATTATAAGCATAATCATATCCACCTGGAGCAGATGATCCACTTGCTCTTGGATATGTATGATTTGTTGCATGACTATCTAAAGCACAAGTAAACGTTAAACTATCCATAGCAATATTAACAAATTTGCCAGTTTCATATTGATGTGAGCCAATAGTTAGTTCCATTACTCCCGTTGCTGGTGTATATGTTGCCGCTGATGGAGTATAAGAGGTAATGTTTCCTGTACCGACATTCATTGTAATTGTTGTTGCTGTTACTCCAGTAATTGCAATTGGTGTATTGTGTACATAGTCTGCTCCGCCTGGATTTGTTATACAATCAGCAGTAGCACTTACAAATGTATGTACTGACGTATCACTTGATATACCAACATTCATTGTAATTGTTGTTGCTGTTACTCCAGTAATTTCTACTGGTGTATCGTAGGCATAGTCAGCTCCGCCTGGAGCAGATGAACCTGTTGCTCTTGGATATGTATGATTTGTTGCATTACTATCTAAGGCACAAGTAAAAGTTAAACTATCTGTAGCAATATCAACAAAATTACCAACTTCTAAAGTATGTGCTCCAATAGTTAATTCCATTACTCCTGTTGCTGGTGTGTATGTTGCCGCTGATGGAGTATAAGAGGTAATGTTTCCAGCACCAACATCGATTGTAATTGTTGTTGCCCCTACTGCCGAAATTGCAACTGGTGTATTATAAACAAAGTCAGCACCACCTGGTCCCGCAGATCCACTTGCTCTTGGATATGTAGATTGCGTAACATTATTATCAAAGGTACAAGTAAAAGTTAAACTATCTGTAGCAATATCAACATGGTCACCAATTTCTAAAGTGTGTACCCCAATGGTTAATACCATTAATCCTGTTGACGGTGTGTATATTGCACTTGTTACATCATAATTTACAATATTTCCAAGGCCGACATTTACAGTAATTGTTGTTGACCCTACGTCTGAAATTATAACTGGTGTGTTGTAGGCATAGTCAGCACCACCTGGTGCAGTTGATCCAGATGATCTTGGATAGCTGGAAGGTGTAGCGCCACCATCAAAGGTACAATTAAAAGTTAAACTATATGGAGCAATATTAACATAGTGACCGATTTCTAAATCATGTGATCCTATTGTTAACTGCATTTCTCCATCGTCAGGTGTATATGTTGCGCCTGATACACTATAAGTTACAACGCCAACGATTGAATTTATAATAGCAACTAGTTCTGTTATTCTATCACCTGATCCTGTTTCACCATTATTTGCAATTGTTGTTTGTGAAGTAACTGATTGTACGCCTGTGTATGTAGTATTTGTTAAAATAAAGTCTTTAAGAATATCTCGTACTTTATTATTAATTGCTACAGCATAAACTGTTTCGCCTGGACCTAGTCGTGAACTAGCGCCATCCCAATAAAGTTTAGCTACTCTAATTGATTCTGAATTACCACCGAATTTTATATCGTGTGCAATTGCATCAATATTAAATTTTACATCTCTTTCACATTTTACATGATGTTCACCAGTTGATATACAATCAGCAGTAGCACTTACAAATGAGTGTACTGATGTATCACTTGATATACCAATATTTACAGTAATCGTTGTTGCATCTATTGCCGTAATTCCAACTGGTGTACTGAAGGCAGGGTCGTACCCACCTGGTGCAGTTGATCCAGTTGCTCTTGGATAGCTATGCTGGGTAGCATTACTATCTAAGGCACAAGTGAATGTTAAACTAGCAGTAGCAATATTAATATAGTTACCAATCTCGAAACCGTGTGTTCCAATAGTTAATACCAATACTCCTGTTGTAGGTGTATATGTTGCTCCTGATACGCTATAAGTTGAATCATGAACTCCTGGATAGTTTGCATCAAACCAAGCCATAACTTCGTCAGCTACATATTCTTTATTTTGTGTTATAAGGCTATATGCATATGGCGATTGTGGAGTAGCACCTGCATGAGCACCTGGATGATCATGTAAGTATAATGCTCCGGTCATTGTGTCACCATCGCGTCTTACAACAGATTCTCTTGGAAGTGCTTCAGTTGAAATCCAGTTACCAGCTAATACATTATCGTATGCGGCATCAAACATTGTTTGTAGGCCGGATCCACTACCTGCTGGTACACTAATTCTTACTCTTGTACTATCATCATTATTTTGTGCTTCTTCTTCTGATGGGTGAAGACTTACTTGGTCTACTGTAACAAATCTTAAGTAATATGTTGTTCCTGAAGATAATCCTGTAGCATCAGTTCCTGTTGAATTATATTTGTATGCAATACCATTTGAATTGACTTCGAAGCCGTGCCCAGTAGCAACAACATTACCACCTGAAAATGCTTCAATAGTAAATGTATATGAATTAGCACTAGCTGGTTCAGTTCTTAGTCTAACTTGTCCAGACGCACCTGGGCCACCTGCTGATCTTAAATAACGAGCATCACTATACCCTCGTGTAATAACTAAATCATCTAAAGTAAATGATGTACCGTGTGCTACGTTTAGAGCAAGGACAGCCGCTGTGGAAATATCTGGGTTAGCAATACCTTGGTTAGCCGCATTTAATGGACCACCAAGACTTGGAGTAGAATCTGTACTAATAATTGTGCCAGTATTACTAATTTTAATTTCGTCTGCTTGTAATGAATCAACGGTAATACCCTGTCCGCCGACAATACTTTTCATTAGTATTTCGTCGCCGACAGCGTTTGATTGTGGAACTTTGTATGCGCCTAGTTGATCAGGAACATCACTTAATGATCTAAAAGATATCTGTCCGCCTTGTCCAAAGACAGCATATAGTTCTGTAAAGTTTTCATTTGCTTTACGAAACGATTCTCGTATACTATCACCAGTACCGTCGTTACCTTCTACACCAATGTTAACACTTTGTTTAGCCATTGTTTAAAATCCTACTGATTCACCACATCCGCAACTAGAAGTAGTTGCTGGATTAGTAATATCAAAAAATGATCCAAATAGTTCTTCTTTATAATTAATCGTTGATCCTATCAAGTACATTTGACTTAATGAGTCAATTGCAAATTTACCTTTGTCTAAATCAATTACTTCGTCTTTATCTTCTACAGCGTCTGACATAGTCCAGTCATATTGCATTCCTGCACATCCGCCACCCTTCATAGATAGGCGTACGACCGGTTTATTTTTAGCGGCCAGCATATAATTCATCTGGTCTTTTGCTGAATCTGTCAATGTTACTATTGCCATCTTAGTTCCTTTGTACTTGTATTTATCAATATGTCTAAAATCCTAATGTAATTATAAATAGCTATATGTTTATAAGAACAGAACAGACTGTACAATACTTTATGCGTAAGGGCGTAAAAGGCGTACACCACCCTTATAAACGTAATAAAACGTTAGTTTATTTTAAATGTGATAGTTGTAGTAAAGAATTTATACGTGATAAGGGGCGTATAGACCCTAAAAGACTATGCGACGATTATTCGCACGTATGCCCTAGCTGTGATCCGAAAAAATTTGCTCAAAAACGGGGTGTTGAACAACGAAAAAGATTAAACTTGCGGGTGGACAGTATGACCGACATCACAAAAATATGATGCCGATACACACTATCTTTATAAGTAATTCTTATTACTCAGATTTCCAAATATTATAAACTCCCCAAGCAAGAGCTCCCCAAATAAGTACTTTAGTTAAGGGCATCAAGCCTAGGATAACGATTATCGCCGCACCACCGATTATAAATCCGTTCCATGATGTGCGTTCTTCAATACGTCCTTTAATCCATTCAAACATAATAATTACTCCTTACAATGCTTTGTGTAGTTGACTCACTAATTTTGATTTAACTAATCTACGATCTAACTCTACACCGTGCTCTCTTCCTATCTCTTCTAACTTAACTTTAGTAAATTTAGAAAGTTGTGCTTTAGTATAAAGTTTCTTTTTAGCTTTTTTCTTTCCGAAAACTTCCTGGACAGCTTCCACTGGACAGCCAGCCGCGAAGGTCTTTTTGGACCAGTGAGTTTGTGTAACGTGGTCTTCCAATTTAGGTTCGCAACATTCTGGATCTTTGTGAATGTTTCCTGTAAAGATGTCAATCAGCCATTTGAACATAGCTTGTAGTCTCCTCAATTGTAGTCTGTTGTATATTTAGTTGATTTTAAGTCTTATGTCGTAATATTGACGTTTTTGCCCTTGCTTTTAGGGTCACAAAAGGGCGGTATCTGAGTTTTTTCTTTTAATCTACTCTGTTTAAGCCCTGTTTTTGCTACTGGTTCTACCTTTTTAATCTTTTCTGTGGATAACGTTCCAGCAATTCTCATGACGTTTGCCATGAATCTTCCTATGCCGTATGATCGATCAATTTTCATTGTAAGTGTTCTTTTTGTCTTGCTCGTTCGGCTATGCACCATTCGTCATCGGGTTCAAACATACAGTTAAGAACTTTACCAATGCCACCCAATGTAGGTTTTGCTTGTGTTCCATTACCGCCACATTCTGATAGTACCATTAATAATAATACAAGAATTATTATATTCTTTATCATATATTAGTTTGCTGTTATCACTTTTAATTTTTGTACAGTTGCTTTTAACAATGTTGTGTATTCTGGGTTTGTTGAAAATAAATCTAATGTATCAATTAGTTTATCATAGTTATATAGCCCTGCTATAACCATTTCTTCTCGTAATTCTCTAAAATCTTTGTATGCAGGATGATTATTTAATAAGTCAACATAGTCTTGGATTGATTGACATTTTGTTTTATATACTTTAACACCCCATACTGCTTTTGGATTGTCTTTAGGTTTTATCTGCGGAAGTTTGGGATCCCAAGTTCTAACACCAAATAAAGCATTTCCTTCAATTGCAAATCTGCTTGTACCCCAACCTGATTCTAGCCCTGCTTGGGCTTCTATAATCATTGATGGAATTCGTAAACTGTGGGGAGTTGTAAAGTTGATATAATTAACGCATTTTCGTACAGCTAAAATAAAACTTTGTTGATCAGTATAAACAAATTCGGGTTCGTGTAATCCGAGTTTAACTGCTATTTTAGATTGTTCAATTTCAACACGTTCTGTTATCTTGTCAATAATGTAATTATTTGGTTTGAACGTTCCAAAGCCAAAGGCAAAGGCAACGAGTAATATGACTAGTACTACTCCAATAAAAATTTTAAATTTTTTATTATCTTTTAGTTTCATCCTTTTCATACTATACTATAGCATTATTTGGATCAATTGTCAATCAAATTTAATACCAATTATCAGAACACCATGGATCTATAGAATCTTTTGGATTTGGATCCCCATGGAATACAGCCATACACGTTTCACGCAATATGGTTGGTACACCTGGAGTAGCAAAATTCCGTTTTCCTGTTATTCTGGACATTTCAGGTTTACCACGCATTTCCCATTTATAACTTTGTATCCATTCATCTGGCCAAAAACAAAAATCCGTTTTTACATTTGCATATAACCAATCTTGGTCTCCGTGATATCTAGCCGCATGATATTTTGGATTTTCCATAAAACGTTCATAGACTTGACTATGTTGTCCTGTATCAAATCGGACAACACTTGAATTCATTCGATCCCAATTTGATTGTACACATCTATTAAAGTCTCGAATAACACAAAACTGGCCTGGGTTGTAAGTAAACAACTTATCCATGTTTTTAAAGATAATTACGTCTAAATCAATATAAAGAATTGTTCCTTTAAATCCTAAGTGAGGATTAAAGAACATAGGTTTGTACCACCAACCGTTAACATCTGGAATAGCTGGCAATGGATGAATTTCTATTCCAGATTTTATACCATATGGTTTTTCGGTAAAGACAGCAAAGTTAAATGGTATGGTTAGATTCCTAGAAACCATGTTGTGTAGAATATTAACATACTCTGCACTATATTTGTCGCCATGTTTTAAGCATACAACATAATTTGCCACTCACCTCTCCTTACAATGCTGGCTTAGAAGGTATTGCTCCAATACTTAATGTAACCCTTGGCTCCATTGGAATGGATTTATGAGGTGTTAATTTTGGAAGCAATAATGCATCACCAGTTTTTACATGAATTACTCTATTGTTACTGCCATCTTCATTTGACAATGCATAAGCTACTTGTCCATATCCTTGTATTAATAAAACAGTTTCAGGATCTCGATGCATAAAAATTGAATGGTGACGATCTGAAAAACTCCAAAAGAAACTACAATTAATATTTGATTCTGTATCAACTATCTTGTAGTTTGTTACAAATTCTGTATAAAATGGTTTAACATTACTATTACTTTGGACATTTGAAAGATTGCTTGAATATTGCTCCATTACAATATCATTATTAGTAATTCTAGATTGCCATTGGTTATGAGCTAATAATGTTTCAAAGTTAATAGTGTCTGCTTCTGGAAATATTCCTCTCCAAAGTTTGACTTCACTTTTGCTACGAGCTTCGTTTAATTCTTCCCAAAATTTTTCACGCATTATTTTTCCAGTATTGCACTATTGCTTCCGTGTTCAAAAACTTCAACACTAGAAAGTCTTACACGACCTCCTGTGTCTTCATCGATAATTGGTGATATGTAATTGTAAACGTGTTCTGCAAATTTTTCACAACCAACGCCATCCATTTGAACAACTTTTGCAAGACCTTTTTCTTCTAGTGCTACAAAATCGCTTAAATTAGGATCTGCTTTATCAACAGCTACTTTATGATCGAAGTTATCTTCCAGGTATTGTTTAATCCAACCACAGTTTCCGAAATCGTAAACCCAATTTTTATCGTCTAGTTCAAATGCTTCAAATTCAAATCTGAAACCTAAACTATAACCATGAATTAAATTACAATGACTTTCTGCTAACGCCTGTCTGAACGCACAACTGAAACCTCTATCGTTACCGTAAGTTTTTATACTTTTGTGTATCATATTTTTCTCCTTTTTAACGGCGGAGTATTTTGAGAGGGTCGACGTTATAGTCCTCATTTGTATATATTATATATTATTTGTATTTACTTGTCAACCTTAATATGATGGCTATTGAAACTAATGGTTAAGCGTTTTTTGGTTTTATTATGTAAACTTCGATGGTACAACCAACTCGGAAATAAAACGAGTAGTCCTGTTCTAGGTACAAATTCCGTTTTATCAGCAGTAAACTCAGTTGTGTTATTATGTACCTCTGCCATTTTTGGTGCTAGGATAGGACTTGTAAAAACTATTGGAGCACTATCTTTATCACAATAAGGATAATATGCTCCACTTACAATACTTAATTCATGTCGGTGTTCAGTTACGTACCCTTGTTCTTCTTGAATGTTAAACCAACTCTTTGCAATTTTAGCCGGTTCTAGTCCACACGTGGTACAATACTCATCTATACAATTTTGAATATCTTGTTTTATTAGTTTAAATTCTTTTTGGTCTAAAAAGTTTGCTGTTTTATGAGTTTTGCTTATAACATCAAAATCTCTACTACTCGTTTTACCCTTACCAATATCAACAGGCCATTTCATTAATGTTTCGTCAGTAAAATCTTCAATTGTTTTAATTACTAACTCCTGGTCAGGATGGTCTTCTAAATTATAGGTTTGGACTAGTGTTGGAAATAATGAATAGTCAGCTTTACGAAATTGGCCTTCAGGTATTTTTGCTCTCATGTTTCTCTATTCTATAATCCTTTACTGTTTTAATGTATCCTCGATCTGCGTGTCTTATTGTATTAAAACTTATTACATATCTTTTTTTACTATTATTAGGCTCGACGTAATGCTTTAACCAACTAGGAAATAAAACTAATGATCCTGGCAGGGCTGGTACGTGTTCAGTATATCTATTAAAGCCTGTAACTTTTATAATACAATCATTCATACGTAATTGTTGTATTGGACTTTCTAACATTAATGGATTACTTCCATCATCAGCGTAAGGATAGTATGCTCCACTAATAACACTTCGTTCGTGTCTATGGGATTCTACACTTCCGCCTTCTGACATTGTGTTAAACCAGCTTGTTGATATAAGAGCATAATCAATTCCTGCTTCTTCAGTATATGTATCACAGCAAGATTGTAGTGTTTTCCATAAATCTACTAATCGTTTATCACTTAAAAATTGTTCGTCGCCAGTTATGTAACTGCTCTTGCCATCTTTTACTAATCTATGCTGTCCAACATCTTTCCAGTTTTCAATCATATCTATAACAACTTCTTCACAAGGGTGTCCTTTAAGATCCCATGTGCTTACTAATGTTGGAAATGCGGCAAAGTGTTTTGGTTCAGGTGGTCTCATATAGCATCTAACTTTAAATTTTGTACATTAGGCCAAGTAGTTGGCCAAGGTTCCGGATTATAATTATAAAAAGTAATATCTGGATAGTGTTCAAAAACTTTATTAATTTGGTATAGCCAGTAAGCAGGGTCTATAGGTTTTGTATTTTCACCTTCATAATTATCTGTTCCTTTATACATATTATTAACAGTTTCAGTGGTTGAATATAAATCAAATCCAACCATGTGTACTTTATCAGTTGAGAGTTGTGCTCCTAATAGTACTGCATAAGGTCCACTACCCCAATGCCATGGATCATCAAGTCTTGTTTTGCCCCTACAATATGGAAGTTCCGGTACTACTTTTGCTGGTGTAAATTGTGCTACCCAATCATGTCTAGTGTATATAATTCCGTCATAGTTATTCTGTTGTGCTTCTAGAACCATTCTTCTATCACAACATATTAAATGATCAATATGAAAATCTCTATATACAGCATTACAGCCAACCTTCGTTTGTGTGTATTTGCTAATATTTAGGTCTTTTCTACTCTCTCCGTTGCCAATCACAAGCATGACAATATTTAATAAATATGTATAACGATAGGAACAAAACCGAATGACTGCATTTTATGATTTTTTTAGGTTTATCAAGTTATACTCCACAGATGGTGTTACACTTGAGCATACCATTGAAGCAGATGCTGTAACTGATACACTCAGTATAAGCCGTGGTGCAGGAGTGTCTTGGGCACCGACTGATACTGCTACAGATTCATTTAAAATAGACGTTGATTATACATTAGAAGTTCCGGTAGCAACTACTACTATTAGATTAACTGATGTTAATAGCAACGACCAGGATATAGCTCTTGTTGCCGGTTCTAATATGAACTTTGTACGCGATAATGCTAATCAATTAACAATTTCAGCATTAGTAGGTGGTATTAGTAAGGCTATTGATAATATTACACAATCCGACCCATGTAATATTGAAACAACAAACCCTCATAACTTTACAGAAGGAACACCAGTTACTATTACAGATGTAACTGGAATGACTCAGCTTAACGGTAATGAATATTATATGGATATTCTAACTGGTACTATTTTTTCATTGTATTCTGACCCAGAATTAACAACGCCTGTTGATAGTACAGGCTTTGGAGCATATACATCAGGTGGTGTTGCCACTGGTGAATATGGCGGTGCAACTAAATTAAACGAACTATCAGATGTTAAGGCTGGTACTGCTGATTTTACAGACAGTATAATGATAGGGCATATTACAACTGGTACATTAAACAATGCTTACGGAAATATATTCATAGGAAAAGATTCAGGTAAATTAATAACAAGTGGACATTCGAATACGTTTATAGGTGTTGGCTCCGGCGACGCTGTTATGAGTGGAGATAGAAACATAATTCTTGGCGACTATGCAGGTAGTAGTAACATGAATGACATGACTGTAATTGCTAACAATGGTAATATTGCTTTTTATAATCAAAGTGGTACTGTAACTATAGATGGTTCAGGGCTTGATCAATACATTTATAATAATCTTGGACACTTTAATTTAAACCATGCGGCGGTCAGAATTACAGGAGAAAGTGGATCAACAATTGTTACTAGTCCTCCATATGAAGTAACATACTTAGAAAGATCCAATATGAGAATTGATGCCGCGCCGACAACAATCACTCATACACCGGCACGTTTAGCCATTGGTGGTGGAACTTTAGCAATACATGGCGGCGATGGTTTAAAACAAGTTTCGAATGTAATTACAGAACGCGGCAGTACTTGGGCCGCAGATGGTTTAAGAACAGCTGGTACTTATACAAGTGTAGCACACGATGGTGGATGGCCTTTTAATGGTACACCTCCTACATTTACAGTCGTAGTTGCGGTAGGTGGAGCAGTTACTTCAGTTATTCCAGAAGGTCCTGGCTCGGGAATTTATTTCTTTAATGGGACTGACTATTTTGAAATTGCAGATAGCTCAATAGGTAATGGCGGAGCGTCTAATATTGAATGTGAAATAGATCCAGCTTATACTACTCAAGCTAAACTAACAATGATTGGTGATACTACTCTTGCTGTTACGACAACAGGTGGGACGCTTAATGGTAATCCTATAGTAACTTCAAATAGTATTAGTGGTACTGTAACAGGACATTTAATTCCTGACGCAGATGCTACTTATGATTTAGGAAGTTCAACATACAAATTTAGAGATTTACATCTTGATGGAGCTAGTTTCTTCTTAGGTGGACACAAGATCCAAATTGAACAAGAGAAATTAACGTTCGGTGGTGCAGTTATTAGTGATGTATTACAAATTGCCGCTGACGATTCAACTATACGTACAGTTGATAGTGGAGAATCAATTAAGTTTAGTGGAGCAGGAACTGTTACAACGGCATCTGATGCAGAAGGTAATATTGTAATTACCGGCTCTGCTCATACTCCAGCTTTAGGTGATTTAACTGATGTACACAATGCGGCACCAACAGAAGGTCAAGTACTTACTTGGGTTAATGCAAATTCAAGATGGGAACCAGTAACAGATGTTGAAACAGATATTACAGGATCTGTATTTGGAGACGATTCAACATTACTAGTTGATGGTGTTAATAGTACTATTAATTTAGATGGCACTATAAGAACTCATTTAATACCGGCAGAAGATGCTGTCTATGATATAGGATCAGCTTCTAAGAAAATTAGAGATTTATATGTTGACGGTGGAGGTTCTTTATGGATTGGTACTTCTGCAAAGATAGAGATTGCTCCATATGAATATGCAAGTGCAACTTTTAACCACTTTGTAGAATTAACAGGAGTCGCCAATGAACCAAGTGACAGTCATGCTCCACGTTTAGAGGGAGTAGCTATAAGTCCTGATGGTACTAAACTATATGTTCCTCAAGCTGATCGTAATAGTCCTTTACCTGATTATATGCGTATTGTTCAGTTTACTTTAGGCACACCATTTGATCTTTCAACAATTACTAATACTGTAGCCCCTGCGAATTCTTTAGATGTCCAGAGTGAAATTAATTCACTTGGTGACGCTACTTTTAGTGCTGGTGATACATCAATAGGTGGAATACATTTTAAACCAGATGGCACCAAACTATATATGCTGACTGGTACTAGTATAGGAGGTAATCCAGAAGGGCAAGGCGCTCATTATCATTCGGTTACCAGACTTGTTGAATATACTTTAAGCACACCGTGGGATATTACTACAGGATCATATACTGCTGTTTCAAATGATCCAAACGAAACGTTCGAACCAACAAACCCTTATTATTCGTTATTGTATTACATAGACGGAGCCTCTTTTAAAATAAGTGACGACGGTAGATTTCTTTACACTACCTCAGGTCAAACTATTAAAAGTTTAGAAATGGCAACACCGTGGGATATTACTTCATTCCCATGGAGACCGGCAACACTAGCTGGTGATCCATCCTTGGAAGATGACGATTTTAAAATTTACACAACAAAAAGATGGCATGATTCACAAGGATTAGAGAAAGACACCTTAGACGATATATGGTTTGATGAAGGCGGTTATAGATGGTTTGGTTTATTCAGTCATGGTCTATCTAATGACGCTATAGTTTATGGTTATACCATGACTACAAAATTTGATATCAAAACTTCAGTACCAATAGGCGCTGATATAGTTGAAATTACAGCAAATGGTTATAACCCACCATTTCCAGATTCTATAATAATTGCTGGTAATAATCACCCTAACGGTTCTGAGGGACAACAAACAGGGATGTCAGATGTTTGGGGTGATTGGGTTCAAGCGTTATTTTTTGCTGACAACGGACACAAATTATATGTAACTGGTTATTACTTGAATCATCC